CGAACCAGCTTGGTGTGGTGGTAGCCGCTGTTCGGGTTGCGGTCGGTGTAGACCATCGGGTGGTTCACCGAGATCACCCGCTCGACCGGCGAGCCCTGGCGGTTCTCTCGGACCAGATCGCCCTTGGTGAAGGCGGGGGCGGTGGTGTTCGGGGTCTTGGTCATCGGGGTCCTCTGGCGGTTTGGGCCGGCGTTCTTGCCGCTTCCCTTGTGCCTTTTATGGGGAACAAGCCGGCCTCTAGCAAGCGAAATCGGTAGAAAATCGGACGCGGCGCCGGGGGTGCCGACGCCGCAATTTTCAGCCGCTGACGCGGGTGGCAGGGAGGCTCAGCCCTTCTTCGCCTTGGCGGGCTTCGGGGCGGGGGCGCTGTAGACGGTCGGCTCGCCGGCCTTCTTCGCCATCTTCAGCTTGAGGCCGGCGGCCTTGGCGATCGCCTGAACGCTGACCGTCGGCCAGCCGGTTGCCTTCAGGATCTCGGGGCGGGTGGTGCCGCCGGCGCGGGTCAGCATGGCGGCGACGATCGCCGTCTTCGACTTGGGCGCCGTCTTCGTTGAGCGCTTGGCCTTCGGGGCCGGCGCGTCGCTGGCGGTGCTCGGGTTCTGAATGTCAGTCATCGGATGTCCCCTTTGGGTTCGAGTGGTGTCCTCGGGAGGGCGGGGCGGGGGAGGGGCCGTCGCTTGCCGGTCGTCCGCGTCGGGGGCTTTCGCCTCCGGACCGCTCGCTCCGAGCTAGTGGCCCCTTCCCCTTTCCGTCCCCAAACGAGGACGGCCCTCAATGGGGCACATCGGCGGGGATAGCAACTGAAATCGGATCAACTGGAGAACCTCGTGCATGCGCGGGCGAAAGCCGAAACTGCGGAACGTTGTCCCATTGCCGGGGATGGACCCGGCGGTCCGCGCGGCCGCCACCGATCGTCTGATCGCGTCGCTCGAGCCCGAAGGCCTCGAGCCCGAGCTCCAGTCGGAATGGCGTCGCGTCGCGCGGCTCCTCGCCGCGCCGGCGGTCGATCGTCTGAAGCCGCACTACGTCGACACGATCACCGAATACTGCCGCGCCGCGGTCCGCCTCCGGAAGCTGCGCGCGATGATGCCCGAGCTCCGGAACGAGGTTTACCGGATCGAGCAGGGCCGGAACGGCGCGCAGATCAAGAGCCACCCGTTCGTCGCCCAGGTTAACGAGACGTGGCGGCAGTGGGTCCGCCTCGCCGCGAGCCTCGGGCTCTCACCGACCGACGAGCGGAACCTCGCGGCAGGCCAGGGGCAGTTCAACGACGATGCCGAAAAGTATTTCACCGGGTAAGCGAGCGAAGCCGTCGGCGCCGGCGGCGACCACGCTTCCGCCCTACGCGATTCAGCTCTGGCCGATCGAACGGCTGAAGGCGAGCGCGCGCAACGCGCGGAAGCATCCGCCCGAGCAGATCCGGCAGCTGCGCTCGGCGTTCAAGACCTTTGGCCAGGTGTGGCCGATCCTGGTCGAGCCCGACGGCACGATCATCGCCGGCCACGGTCGCCTCGAGGCGGCCAAGGCCGAGGGCTTCACCGAAGTCCGGATCATCATCGCCGAGGGGTGGACCGAGCAGCAGTGCCGGGCGTTCGCGCTCCTCGACAATCGCGTCGCGCTCAACGCCGAATGGCAGGACACGTTGCTCGGGATGGAGCTCAAGGACCTGGACGCGCAGGGCGTCGATCTCGGCGCGCTCGGGTTCGGCGCCGGCGAGCTCGCCAAGCTACTCACCGAGGGCGGGACCGTCGGGAACACCGACCCTGACGCGGCGCCGGCGGCGCCGGCGAAGCCGGTCACGGTGCCGGGCGATCTCTGGCTCCTGGGGAAGCACCGGTTGCTCTGCGGCGACGCGACCAAGCCCCGCGACGTGTCGCGAGCGCTGAACGGGACGGTGCCGCTGCTCATGGTCACCGATCCGCCCTACGGCGTCGACTACGACCCGGCCTGGCGGGGCGCCGCCGGCGTCGGTTCGAAGGGTGCCGCGGTCGGCAAGGTGGCGAACGACCACCGCGCCGACTGGCGCGCGGCGTGGGCGCTGTTCCCTGGCGACGTCGCCTACGTCTGGCATGGCGCGCTGCATGCGCTGCCGGTCGCGGAGTCGCTCCGCGCCGCTGGCTTCGTGGTCCGCTCGCAGATCGTCTGGGTGAAAAATCGGGCCGTCCTCTCGCGCGGCCACTACCACTGGCAGCACGAGCCGGCGTTTTTCGCCGAGCGGCCAGGCGAGGCCGATCCGCCGGTCGAGATCGTCCTCGACCACGAGCTCGCCGCCTACGTGATCCGGCTCGGGCGAACCGGCAATTGGCACGGCGGCCGCCGGCAGTCGACCGTGTGGGAGATCGACCACCTGAAGTCGGAGACCGGCCATGCCACCCAGAAGCCGGTCGAGTGCATGCGGCGGCCGATCGAGAATAATTCGGCGCCGGGCGAGGTGGTGTATGAGCCGTTCTCCGGATCCGGGACGACGATCGTCGCGGCCGAGATGACGGCGCGCAGCTGCTATGCGCTTGAGATCCTGCCGGCCTACGTCGACGTCGCCGTGCGCCGCTGGCAGGAGTTCACGGGCAAAGCCGCGCTCCTCGAGGGCGACGGTCGATCGTTCGATGAGATCGCGGGGGAGCGGGGCGTAGTCCAGAGCAAGGCCCCGGATGCCCAGGCCGCCGCCTGACGATGTCGTAACCCGCTACGCGCGGGACGTCGCCGCCGGCCGGATCATCGCCGGCCCGCATGTCCGTCACAGCTGCGAGCGCCATCTCCGCGACCTGGTCGATGGTCCGAAGCGCGGCCTGGTGTGGGATCCGGCCGCGGCAAAGCACGTCACCAGCTACTTCCCGAGCGTGCTCCGCCTGGCCGGCGGGCAGTTCGAGGGGGAAGTCTTCGAGCTCCACCCGTCGCAGGCGTTCATCATCGGCTCGTTGTTCGGGTGGAAGCGGGCGCATGGGGCGCGGCGATTCCGGCGGGCGTACATCGAGCAGGGGAAGGGGAACGGTAAGACGCCGCTCGCCGCGGGGATCGGGCTCTACTGCATGGTGTCGGACCATGAGGCCCGCGCTGAGGTCTACGCGGCCGCGTCGAAGCGCGAGCAGGCGATGGTGCTGTTCCGCGACGCCGTGGCGATGCGCGCGCAGTCGCCGCATCTCAGCGCCCGGATCCTGACGTCGGGAAATAACCCGGTCTGGAATCTCACCGACACGCAGAGCGGCTCGTTCTTCCGGCCGATCTCCTCCGAGGACGGACAGTCGGGCCCGCGTCCCAGCTGCGCGCTCTGCGACGAGATCCACGAGCACCGCGACGGCCGCGTGATCGAAATGCTCGAGCGCGGGTTTAAGTGGCGCCGGCAGCCGCTCCTGGTGATGATCACCAACAGCGGCAGCGATCGGAATTCGGTGTGCTGGGCCGAGCATCAGCACGCGGTGAACGTGGCCGCCGGCGACGTCGAGGACGACACCTCGTTCTCGTATGTCTGCGCGCTGGACGAGGGCGACGATCCGCTCGAGGACCCGGCATGCTGGGAGAAGGCAAACCCGCTCCTCGACGTCACGATCACCCGCGCGTATCTCGCCGACGTCGTCGCCCAGGCAAAGGCCATCCCCGGCAAGCTCAACGGGATCTTGCGCTACCACTTTTGCGTCTGGACCGACGCCGAGCAGGCGTGGATGGCGCGGCCGACGATCGAGGCGGTGCTCGCCGACTTCGATCCGGGGGAGCACCGCGGCAAGGAGGTGGCGCTCGGGCTCGATCTGTCGGCGACGCAGGATCTGTCGACGCTCGCCGGCGTCGTGGAAACCGGCAAGGACGAGCAGGGCCGCCCGACGTTCGATGGATGGGTTGAGGCCTGGACGCCGGCCGACACGCTCGGCGAGCGCGCGATCCGCGACCAGGCGCCCTATGAGCTCTGGGTTCGCGACGGGTGGCTCGCGGCGACGCCGGGCAAGGTCGTCGGCTTCGAATTCCTGGCGGCGCGGGTGGCCGAGGTCAGCAGCATCTTCAAGGTCAAGGCGCTGGCCTACGATGCGTATGGTTTCAACAAGCACTTTCAGCCCGAGCTCGACGCGCTCGGCCTGACGCTACCGATCGTGGAACACCCGCAGGGCGGCAAGCGGAAGGGCGCCGAGAGCGGGCTGTGGATGCCGGGCTCCAAGCTGACGCTCGAGGGGCTGATCCTCGACAAGCGCATTCGGTTGCGGCGCAGCCCGGTGCTGATCGCGGCGATGATGTCGGCTGCAGTCGAGGGCGACCCGTTCGGCAATTTCTGGTTTTCGAAGCGGCGGGCGGTGAACCGGATCGACGCGTTGATTGCGCTCGCGATGGCGGTCGGCGCCGCGA